GGCTCCACAATCCATTCGATGACGGCTTTGAGTTCGTCGTTGTTGTTGCTCATGCTCGGATGACGCAAGCGTTCTGCCGAGTTGCGCATTGTCATAATCAGGGCAATTGCCTGACTGACTGTTGAGCCTTCGTCAAAGCGCATCTCTCCGTCAAGTTTGACTGACAGATTCATGAGACGCGCAATGATCTCGTCGGTTGTTAATTCCATAGTGTTTCCCTCACTTGTTGCTATTTGCTTTTACGGACAATACCGCATCCGCGCTTCCATCTTGCAACATCCTTGTGTCGTGACTTGCAAATGAACGCCTGTAAGGATTTCTGCCCTTTAAGACATCCCCATCCCCAAGGCCCGACGCGCCAGACTTTTGTTCCGTCTGGGTTGATGTGGCTTTTGAATGCGATTGCGTCTGCGACTTTGACCTGTTGCGCGGGGGTCTTACCTTTTGCGCTCGAGGAGTCTGACCATGTCTTCCAGGTGCCTCGGTAAATGCCAAGACCGCCCGTGTATGAGCGCGTTGAATGTTTCCAGTTTCCGCCAGTTTCACAACGGGCAAGTCCGTCGTAGTAAGCGTCTGGCAGGACGCCGTTGTATTTGCTGAAGGTGTCGCGCTGTGCAGCTGCGAATGCCGGAGCAGGAATGGATATTGCGGTGATGAGGGCGATTGCCATGATTCTCTTAATCAACCTTTTCAACTTCTGTAATCGAAGCGAACATCATCCAGGGAGCCGCCCTTTTGGCGACTGTGACTTTGACGATCTCTTCTGTTGCCGAATCCGTGAAGATTTGGACGAGGGTTAGTTTGTCCTTAGACCATAACGGCATATAGCCCCACGAGGGAAGCATCAGTTGCGCCAGTAGCGGTTGACGACCTTGAAGTAAGCCCATGAGACGAGCCACCCATAAGTGAAGTAGATGAGTTTGTCTTGGTGGTTCATAGCGGTTTCCCTTCGCTGTAAGTGTCCTGATGTTGTAACACAGGCAAGCGTCTGGGTGGCGGATTCGACCTCGGAACCAATGAGGGAAACACAGTCAGTCCCGAGGTCTAGCGCGAAGAGGGTGATTTCTTCGGGCGATTTATGGTTTCGGCAGCGCCCGCCATGCGGCTTCGAATGCTTCTGCGGATTGCTTTGCCATTTCAAAGTGCAGCCAGTTGGGGTTGCCTTGATACGAGCCTGCGTTGTCGTCGGCGGTGTAGATTTTGACGCCTTTTTTGCCTTCGCCTCTGGAGCATCGGTAGCCCGCGCCGTACTCGCCGTATGCGTACCAATGCAGTTCGCACAGTCCAAGGGCTTTTGAGTTAGCAAGGAACCAGTCCCACATCTCGCGGGCTTGCGCTTCGTCTTTGTATTGAATGTCAGCTGCGTATCCGGTGGCATGGACAGACAGTCCTGCATTGTTTCGCATTGGGCGGTTGGCGTATGTGCCGAGGGACTTGGTTCCCCAACGCTTTCCGCATAGTTCAACAAGTTTTGCCGTTACGGGTTGAGTGGCTTTGCCGTCCCATGATGGGTAGTACGGGTAGACGCGGTTACTCATGCTTCAGGTTCTTTTGGGGGGTTCTTCAACCCATTTCCCGCGACGAGGCCCACCAAGGCCCCAGCCAATGTGGAAAGTACGTATGTAAGGATGCTGACCATTTCTTGGTCTAACTCACTTGCCTCGACTGGTTGCACCACAAATAGAACGCCGTAAATCATTGCAAGGACAGACACGACAAGAACAAACGACAAAGTGACTGCTACGACAAACACGAGTCGTGCTTTTATTTCTTCGTTGCTAAGTCTTTTTTCTAGTTTCATGGGCATTTGCTTTCTAAGAATCCGGTGGCTTTTGTTGTGTCACAGTTGTGGCGTTCACGATCAGCGCAAGCGGTAAGCGATGCACAAATCACCAATAGAATGAGGCTTTTTCGCATTATGCGCTGATTTCAATAAGTGTTATCTGGCCTGTGTTGCTGTTTGGTTGCACAAATACAGTTCCTGCACCGGACACTCTTGCAAATTGCAACTTGTATGTGGTTGCAGCAATTGTTGCTGGGCTGTCAAGAGCAACTATTAAAGGGTCAGAACCAGCAGAGCCACCACCGTTAAAGGCATACCCCGAGTTGTTCGTTACTTGTGTAGCCCCTCGTAGCAATTTCAATCCAGCGTCAGTGCTTGCAGCATTGTTGAAAAGTGTCGTGTTGCAGATAACGAGAATTTTGTTTGTTGTTGCTTGTGGCGTAATTGTTGCCGTAATGCCTGTGTCTGCGTAACTACTTGACGTTGAAGAAGCAAGAGTTGTGGTTGTTCCTTGCACGACTTGAAGAACACGAAACGCGCCCGACATGCCGTTGACGTATGCCGCGGTGAGAATTTGACCTGAGACCGCAGGTGTTGGGAATGATGTTGGTGTTGCCATGTTTTGTCTCCTTTAGAAACTGAGAAGGTTGTTGTCGAGCGTTCCGAAGATTGCGTCGTCAAGGGTGAGGTATTGGTTGCCGTCCGTACTCTCGAAAGTGTACGAAACAATGTGAGACCCTGGAACGATTCGGTGTTCAATTCCTGAAGTGATGAGGGTCTGCGATTCTGAGGTTGGAGTACCGGTGGAGTAATCCTTTTGAACGGTGACGATTGACGTCAGGTCAATTGCAAAGATGGTTGCCCATTGCGCGGAGGTAAGTGCTGCAAGTTCGCATGAGACGCCTGTGAAGCGGACGACGGGGTTGCGGTATTTGCCGAGAAGGTACGCGCCAAGCCCTGCAACTTCTGAGGTTGTCGAGTTAAGCAGGTTAAGGAGGTTGTAGTTCTGAGCCTGGTACAACGCAATTGAGTCTGCGTCTGACGAGGTTTGTGCAGCTCCTGCGGGCGATTGGGTCACAATGTAGTTGTAGAGCAGTTCTGATCCGTATTGGTTGACGAGGCTCATGTATGGGATGCCTGTGCCGTTAGTTGTGAACGACGCTCCTGAGACGGGGTTGAGAACGCTAGACCTCCCCTTGAAGGTAAGAGTTCCGTCGGCTGAGGTGTAGAGGTATCCCTGCTCGGAGGTGTTGACTTGCTGAAGGTAGTTAAGGACGTTTGTGTCCTGAGAGACCGCGTAAGCCCCGAGAGTAGAGGTTCCTGTACCAATAGACCTTGCGCCCTGATAAGCGACCTCTGGACGGTCTAGAACGGCGTCTACGCGCAACCCTGACGTCTGTGCCGACGGGGTGAAGGCGTTAAGTTGCTGATTTGCCAGGGTTCCGAAGGTGTCAACGCATCGAGCAAACATTCGGCCTTGATTGGCGTTTTGGTAGTCCAAGTCCCAATCCTCAACAAAGCCTGTGTAGATGGGGGTGCCGTTGGCGTAGATGATGATTGGCGAGCGAGGCAAGACATACGGGTAGTAGATCGAGGATGTGTTGAGCGGGTCGAGGATGCGGGAGTTGTTGTTGAAGACGACCTGTGCGGTTCCTGCGTTGAACTGGTCAAGTTGGCGGTTGCGTCCGCGCTTGATGTTGACCGACAGAACAAGCGACGTGAGGTCTGCGTATGCAAGACCGCCGAGGGTGCCTGTGTTGAGTAGCCCGTAGACGGGGTCGTCAAGTTGGAAGGGTTGACCGAATCCTGTTGTTGTCTGGAATCCGACAAGGACTTGGTATGTGGGGACGGTCATAGTGTCGCTGCCGGTGCAAAGACGACGCCTGAGTTGCGTTGCGCTGCAAGGATTGCGTCGATGATGTCTTGACCAACTGTGGCAGGCGATGAGACGAGTCCTGCGTCCATGTTGATTGTGATGTTGCTGAATGGGCCGATACCGCCAATGCCTGCGTTCTCAAAGCCTCCCGCGTTTCCTGAAGTCTTGTCAAAGGCGGGTGCTGAAGTGTTTTGTACTTTGCCTGGAGCGGACGGTGCGACTGCGGGTGGTGCTGCGAAGACCTCTGGGTTCGCTGCAACGATTTCCTTTTGTGATTCTTCAAAGGCTCGTGCGCTTGTCAAGCCTCCGCTGCTTCCTTCGCCTCCGCCAATTTTCGGCATAGCAAAACTTTTGCCACCGAGCAGAGGAACCCACGACGGGATGGTGAAGGCTAATTTGCCGACGGTGTTATTCCAGATTGCAGCAATTGCCTTGAAGACAAATGTTGCTGCGCCGAGCAGACCTTGAAAAAGTGGGATTGTGACGTTGCTGATCCACCAGCGAACCGCGCCGAACACGGTGTCAATGATTGTGCGGAATAACTCAAATTTCTTGTATGCGATAACTGCAGCTGCTGCAACTGCAGCGATGCCGATTGCGATTGCGGTGATTGGGTTAATGCTCATTGCAATGTTAATTGCGACTATTGCTGCGGCGACTGCTGCTAATGCACCAGCAAGAACTGTGAAGACCTCGGGATGTTTTGCAGCCCAATCAGAGAACTTTTGAAGGATGGGGACGATTGCTTCCACGACTGGCATGAGCGACGCGCCGATTGACTCTTTTGTTTCGTCAAGGGCAAGTTTCATTCTGGCAAATTTGCCTGCGGTGGTTTCGGCTGCGTCTGATGCTGCACCGCCGAAAGTCTTTGACATCGCTTGCATGACTTCGTCAAGGGTTGCTCCACCCTTGATCATGTCGCGAAGTTCTGGAGACAATTTGGCAAGGGCGGTCATGTTGCCCCCGTATGCCCGTTCCAATGCTTTTGTGGTTGCCTCGAGGCTGAGACCCTTGGCACTGGAGATGTCCATAGCAGCCGATGCCAACTCCTGCGCCTTGGTGATGGAACCAGTTGCGCGGACAAGACCGCCAAGTGCCGGACGAAGTTCATCGTCAGTAACTCCAAGCAATCTGCCCTGGACAGTAATCCAGTCTTCGTTTGCTTTAATTTGAGTGTCGGTTGCGCCTGTGGTGCGTCGAATTTGTTCGGCAAGTTTGTCCTGCGCGGCTGCATCTTCAATTGCACCCTTGACTGCTGATCCAAGTGCAGCGGTCAGACCCGCCAATGCGGCAGCTGCGGGAACCGCTGCTTTTTTGATTGCAAATTGCGCCTTCTCACCATTGGTCTCAAGATTTTTGAATTCCTTAACGGCGGATGAGATTCCTTTGCCGTCGAATGACGTGACGATTGGGATAGCGATTGTCATTTGAGTTCTCTTTCAACGCGGGCTTTTACTTCGTTAGTGGCGCGAAGCATTTCGCCTTCAATCTCGCGACGTTTGCGAAAGACGGCAGGCCCGAGAATGCGCGTATGGTTCGGGCGCAATTGCCCGAGGGAATCCCCCAGGCGGTTTTGATTGGCGCGTCCTGCTGCTTCAAAGACGGCTGCTGCGACATTGGTCTGGGTGATGTAGATGAGGGAAGTTGCCTCTCGAGAAGCGTCAACTTTCAACTTGACTCCAGAGACTGCCTTTGCCACAGAGAAGGGGAATATCTTTTTATTGGCTTGTTCCCATTTGCGCGCCATACCAGACAGAGGAACCTTTGTGTAGCTCTTCTGGACTTCCTGAATGGCGGGTTGAGCGATACGGGTTGCGTCGGCGGTGAACTGCTTGCGGAGACCAGGCTCAATCTTGTTGAGCGAACGAATAGCGTCACGAACTCCGACGACTTCAAGTGAAGTGTTTGTTGTCATCGTCTGCTCCTTTGTGCTTTCTGTTGTTCGTTCAACACGTCAACAACCGTGAAGAGATCGTCTGTGTCGAATGGGATGTCGGGTGTCCAGTATCCAGTCGCGACAAGAACCTCCGCTAGTGAGCGTCGGAAACTGCCGCTTCTGTAAAACTTGGAGCATCCTCCGACACGACCTCAATGGACTTTGTTTTTTTGATGAATTCGTCAAAGGCGAGCGGAGTGGTGATTCCCGCAGCTCGCGCAGATTCAAATGCAAAGAATGCAAGGTCTTCTGCGCCGATGCCGTTTGCGAGACTGGATGCTTGTCGTTTGAATTTGCGTTCCCATGCCACGACAACGAATAGATTCGTTTCGCATTCATAAGGGTCGCCTTCAATCGGTGTTACTTGTAGTCGGATTTTCATTTGTTTCCCTCTTCTATTTTTTAGACGATGTCTCGGACCCAGGTGCCGTTGGTCAGGCTGATTGAGGCTACGGCAAGGGTGCCGATGGACGACATGATGACCGGAGCGGCGTCCAATGTGCACGTCGTAATTGTGTATTCAGGGTTGCTCGGACCTTCGGTTGTGCCAGAAGGGGAGACAACGATTGTGCATGAACCCGCTGCGACGATTGCTGCAAGAAGGGTTTCGATTTCTCCAACGCCGTATGAAAGATAGAGGTCAAGGTTAACTGCCACCGATTGGAGGCCTTTTGTTGCCTGTCGACCTGTATCTGATAGCGATGTGCTCTCAAGGAGCTCGTAGCCCACCATTACTTCACATTTAGAAAGTTGATCGCTGACGTCAATTGCTGATCCGCCAGTTGGGGTGATGTTACAGGTGGCTCCAGAAAGGAATGTGCTTGTTGCCATTGGTGGCTCCTTAGTTTCTCTTCACGGCGATTGCCACCGTGAGGTCGTATGTGGGTATGTCTTGCCCGCCGTAGTTTGCATTGCCTGGACGGGCGTCTGTAACTGCGATGGGCGAGTTCATGATGGTGTCAACTGTTGACAGCAAATAATCTCCGCTGTCTTGGTTGCCTGGGGGCGCTGCAAGAATGCGGACTGGAATGCGAAAGTCGCCCACGTTGTAAGTGAACGAAGTCATGACGGGAAGTTCAATCATGACGGACATTGGTCGCGCGTTGCGCGGGTCTGTGACTGGTTTGAGACCGAGAGCTGTGAGTTGTGTTTTGATTGCGTTGACTGCGTCGACGAGGATTCCTGTTGCAGCCATTACGCGACCTGTGGTCTTCCGCAGCCAATGAGAGCCATAATGCGTCCCATCGTTGACGGGATTGGGATTGAAGACATTGCGTCGAAGGAGGCAAAAGAGTCTGCTGATCCGCGCTCGCGGTAGAGGGTTGCTGCGTACATGATTGTGCCGAGTTTGACGTCGGCACCTGGCACCGTAGATTGCGAATCGGTGTAGCCCGCTTCGCGACGTTTCCGAAATATGTAGTTGTTTGCAGCGTTAACGCAGACTGTGATGAAGGCCGTGTCATTGGCCGAAGCGACGTCAATTCCGAGCCAACTGGTTACGTCACTTGAATTTATCCAAGACACAGAAGGAGTGAATGTGACTGTGCCGGTAGCGATAGACCGTTCGTAGTCTGTGCCTGCGTTCACATACATGAACTGGTAAAGACGAATTACATCGGAGTCAAATTCAAGGTCGCCCTCGTCAGATACCCCGATGAACTCGAAGTCTTGTGTTGAAACAATTTTATGAGTTCCAGAGAACCCGTGGTCTGCGCCTGCAATGACCACAGAGTCTCCGACTTGTATGCCTGTTTCAACGAGGGTCTGAAGAATGGCGTACCCATCGAGGCGCGTATGAAACGCGAGATCGTAAGTAGCCATTGTTCTTCAGTCCCTTTAAGAGTTCGCCTGAATTAGACGAACGCAGCCTTGATGGTGAGCGTTGGGTCAATGACCTTCGATGCCCAGTAGCCACGGAACGCAATTTGGCGAGAGAGCTGCGAAGGCATCTCCACTGATATTGCCCCTTTCGCCAATTCATACGATTCAAGCGCACGAGGGTCAAGGATGGTCATACCAGCAGAAGTCAAGTTGCGGTCAACTACGACGCGAAGACCGAAGGCAAATGCGCCCTGTGTCGATGCGACGTTAAGTGAACCGTAAGCGTTCATCGGGCCAACCTGTGGGAACAACGGTCTGTCTGCTGTATCCGAAAGCGATCCCATCAATTTCCAGACGTTTGGACTGACAGCCAAGATTGACGGAAGGTTTCCGTTTGAACCCGAAAGGATGTCTGCAGCTGCGGTGTACATCCACTCGACCCAATATGCAGGGTCTGCGATTGATGCGTTTGCAAAGTTGTTGCTGTTGGTTGTGCCAGTCTGCAACTCTGAACAAGCGAGCAGGTCTGTCCGATCTGCATATACGCGTCCCATGTCGTCCAACAATGCGCCGAGAACTTCTGGCTGTGACCAGTCCATTGAAGCCTCTGAGATTTCAACGTATCCACCTTGAATTGTCTTGGTGATTTGTACGTCTTC